CTCGCCGATCGGCCGGCTTTCTACTCGCGAGATGTTGGCAGGCAGACGCCAGCTCCGTCCGGCAGTGCTCGCGCGAGGCTTGAAGTACGGCGCGAACCTCAGCGGGTTTCGCGTGAAGGTGTCACCACTGGATTCGACCTCCCGATCCACCCAGTCCATCAGGATAGAGTGGATCCTCGCCGTTGCACGTGGCGGCGCTTCAGGATTGTCTGCCTTCAAGAACTTCTGAATGAATCGAACATATGTGGACGGGCTGGGTGGCTTTAGGTTAAGTACTTCCACGGCTTGGCTCTCGGAGACAAAATTCTGTATTTTGATCACAAACAAAGATGATAGTTCATTATCACAATAAAACGCTATCATAATTAACAAGTTTGGCCCACTTTGGGGCTTATAAATGTAGTAGGGCCGCCTAAAGGAGTTCTCCATCCTGATGAGAAACACCGCTTGGGCAGCTTGGAATACGGCTCTTCGGCCGTCCACACCGGACCGAGCGTTGGAGAACTCCGGACTACGTTCGCAGCGTCTAGGGGCCCACTTCTGGATGAGAGAGGTGAATATGTCGAAAACGAATACTTCATGGCAGAAAGGCCGCAGCGGCAACCCGCGCGGCCGCCCCAAACTCGGGGAAGAACTTGGTGCGCTCCTGCGTCAGATCGTGGACCGCGGGCGTTTTGCGCAGAAGCTTTGTGAATTGTGTTACTCGGGCGACGTGCAGGCGATGCGTCTGCTTTTGTCCTACACCGACGGCCCGCCAAATAACAGCGCCTTGCAAGGCGCCGAAGGGATTCAAATAATGGTGACTTATGTCCAACAAAACAATCGACTTGAAGCTAACCGCGCCACACCGGGCGCAAGCGCAAATTATCCAGGAGGCGAAACGCTTCAACGTCGTCTGCTGCGGCCGCCGATGGGGCAAGACGCAACTCGGGATGGATCGGCTGATTGAAGCGGCCCTGCAAGGTAGGCCCGTCGCTTGGTTCAGCCCGACGAATAAGGCGATGGGTGACGTGTGGCGAGCCGTGCAAACCACCCTTGACCAGGTCATTTTGCGCAAGAACGAGCAGGAAAGGCGTTTGGAGCTGATCGGTGGCGGTGTAGTCGATTTCTGGTCGCTCGACAATCCAGACTCGGGCCGCGGACGAAAGTACGCACTTGTGGTAATCGACGAAGCGGCGATGATACCCGATCTCCAAGCTGCTTGGCAGGGAACCATTCGCCCAACACTGACCGACATGAAAGGCTCGGCTTGGTTTTTGTCGACGCCCAGGGGTATGAACTTTTTCAAGCATCTGTTCGATGACGGTCAGGACGGCGAGCGTGAGGATTGGGCCAGCTGGCAGATGCCGACCAGCGAGAATCCCCACATGCCTGCCGGGGAAATAGAAACTGCACAGAGGGATCTGAGCGAGGCAGCGTTTAACCAAGAATACTTGGCCCTGTTTGTAAACTGGGAAGGCTCCGTGTTCCGCCTGGTTGGCGAAGCAGCCACTGTAATTGCGGGCGGGGAACCGGAATCCGGCCACGAATACGTCGTCGGCTGCGATTGGGGCCGGGTAGACTATACCGTGTTTGTGGTTGTGGATCTTACGACGCGTTCAGTGGTGGCACTGGATCGGTTCAACCAAGTCGATTACACGCTCCAATGCGGCCGGCTGAAAGCACTGACCGGACGCTGGAACCCAAAGCAGATCGTCGCCGAGAAGAACAGCATCGGGGAGCCCATCATCGATCAGCTTGAGCGTGATGGACTGCGGGTTCAACCATTCAATACCACTAACGCCAGCAAGAAGCTAGCGATCGAGAGCCTCGCCCTGGCTTTCGAGCGTCGAGAGATTCGCATCCTGAACGAACCGGTGCTGGTGAGTGAGTTGGTTGCCTATCAAGCGGAACGAACGCCATCCGGTTTGATGCGCTATAGTGCGCCTTCCGGGGGGCGTGACGATTGCGTGATGGCACTGGCGATCGCCTGGACGGCAGCTTCCGGCCAGGATCGTGCTGTCTACCCTGTCGCTGAGTCCGAACTTGTCGTCGAACCGTTTGAGATTCCTCCCAATTGGCCGCGGGCCTATTCACTCTACGTCGGTCTGGCCTCAATCAGTGTGACCTGGGGAGCGCTAGATCCCTAGACTGGAATTATCTACCTCTACTGCGAGTACCGCGATGGCCGTGACAAGGCAGAAGCAGACCAAGCGCAGGAGATCCGCCTCCGCGGACGAAAGGGCCGCGAGCCTCTAATCAAAGGCTGTATCGGTTTCGCAAGCGGTGATGGGATGGACCAGTGGCTGCTGGCCAAGATTTATCGAGAGTTGAAACTGGATCTCGAACAGGCCACGAACCGCCTCGACCCCGGAATTGCGGGACTAAGGAAACTTATGGGCGAGGAGAAGCTGAAGATCTTCTCGACGATGACGAACCTCTTGGAGGAGTTTCGCTTGTATCGCCGCGACGAACGGGGCCAGATTGTCCCGCAATTCGGCAATCTCCTGGACGCGGCACGGTGCCTGGTAGCGACTGGAGTCTTACGCCTTCCACGAAAGCCGGATCCCTTCGCAGGTTATGGGCCACGGCCCGGCACCAAGAACGGATGGATGGGGTACTGATGTGCACAGATGAAGGGGGGCATGTTCAAGCCGTGTCCCCCTCCTAGCGCCCTGCTGACCAGGAGCGCTTCTGGAGCAAAGAGCGTTCGGCTGTTACCGGCTGGGGCTCCGTTCTCAAAGGAGTTCGGGAGATTCTATTGCGACGTCCGCCAGGATCCAAGAGTGGACCCGTTTCGCAGCGCGCGGCATTACGAACGCGTTGGGGACCTGCGGCTCTTCGGGTATGAACTGATACTGCACCTGGACTGTCTGTGGGGTAAGCGAGGAAACCACAAGGTTGAACTGCCGGACAGCGGCGCGATGAGCTATGCCGGAATGCGCAACGAGATCGAGCGAGTCTTTGACTTGGATGCGCGGCGACTGGCTTTAATGAGAGTCGATCTGGCAGCCGATGTCCGGGGCGTTTCCGTTGAATGGTTCATGCGCCACGTGCGCGCACGATACAAGCAATGGGTCTGCGATATTGGCGAGGTCGATTCAGAAATCCGGGGATACGCCCGGACGGGTTCGGAACGTGGCTGCGCGAGCGCGCCACGCGAACTCTGGCATCACGGCAGAGAAGCTGTATTCGCTCTACCGCGAGTCGGTAGGTCGTCAACTGGCAGTATGAGGTGTTAGTTGTCCGCAGCGAGCGAAGGCGTCGGGCAATGGGAGGGTATTTTGCGGACCGACCTGATTTCCTAAAATCGAAAATTGACCTGTCCACACGTCGAAACACGCACAAGCGGCGCGCGGCAGGAGGCATAGGGTCGGCCCGCGCGGGCCGACCCTATGCCTCCTGCCGCGCGCCGCTTGTAAGTCTAAGGCACTGAGGCACTAACTCTTTCCAGCACAATTTCATTCCGCTTTCCAACGATCATCGGGACCTCCACTCGGCACAATCGATCGGCCTCCTTGTAAATAGCCCTAGCACCCCGATCGCTCGCAGACGCCCAATCCTCGGTTGGCTCTGGCCCCTCATATCCTTGCGGCGTTTCGATCACGATCAGTTTGGTCCCTGCGTCACTAAGCCGCAACTTGTAGTCGTAGGAGAACGAACACCGAAAGCTATTAGACAGTGTTTGCATTGGTGGGTTAGCTACATGAAACATCGAACCGCGGGCCACACCAACACCACCATCTCGTCTGACACGCGCGCCGACTGGTCGGAGGCATTCGCATTGGTGCCGAGTGTGCAGGTCGCATATTTTTGGCACGCTTCGGTCCACACCCGTGAAGTGCTCGACGGACTACTTCGGCTCGGGTTCCTCTATCCCCAGCAGATCGTGTGGAACAAGCAGAGGACGGTTCTGACGCGGACTCACTACTGGTATCAGCACGAACCATGTTGGTATGTCCGCAGGAAAAACGCCCCTTGGTACGGGAAGGCCGGCGAAAACTCCACCGTCTGGGAGTCGCCAAGCCCGAAATTCATCATGGGCGGTTCGCGGGAGGAGAAATGTGATCACCCGACCCAGAAGCCGATCGAACTGATGCGTCGGCCCATTCTCAACCACACCAAGCGCGGTGAAACCGTCTTGGACCCGTTTCTCGGCAGCGGCACCACGCTGATTGCCGCCGAACTGACCGACCGCACTTGCTACGGCTTTGAGATCGACCCGAAATACTCCGATGTAATCATCCAGCGCTGGCAGGGATTCACCGGACGTCAAGCCACGCTGGATGCTGACGGCCGCACCTTCGACCTGGTCAGAGCCGAAAGGCTGGGAGTCGCAGCATGAATCGAGCGATGCCGCCGGGAGATTGCGGACATCGAAAGACAGATTCTTTCGGGACACCCCGACCTCGAGGGATTGCTTTTGGCGCTGTCGGACTGGAGCGCCGAGTTGCGCTTGCTTGTAAAGGAGGGATGAGCCTTGGCTCGGCCTGAAGCGAAGATCGACCTCGTGGAACTCGAAAAGCTCTGCGGGATGCAGTGTACCGACGAGGAAATCGCCGCCTTCTTCAACGTCAACAAGCGCACCATCGTACGGCGCCGCAAAGTACAGCGGTTCAGCGACATCATGAACAACGCGAAGGCGAAGGGCCGGGTGTCGGTCCGCCGCAGTCTGTTCAAACTGGCGGCTAACGGCAACATCGCCGCGGCCATCTTTCTGGCCAAGAACCTCCTCGGCTACCGCGATGTCGTCAACACTGAACACACCGGCCTGGCCGGTGGTCCGATCCGGATTGCGGCTCGGCCAGACTTTTCCCAATTAACCAATGAAGAACTCCAGCAGCTTCGCGCCATTGCTGACAAGACCCTACCTCCGGGAAGAAATTGACTGCGAACTTGCCACCCGCAGTCTGAAGGAGTTCGTCCGCCAGGCGTGGGCGATTGTCGAGCCGTCAACACCCTTCGTCCCGGGCTGGCACATCGACGCCATCGTCCAGCATCTCGAGGCCGTCACCAGCGGCCAGATCCGTAATCTCCTCATCAATGTGCCACCCCGGCACATGAAGAGCCTGCTGGTGTCAGTTTTCTGGCCCGCCTGGGAATGGATCCGGTGGCCGGAGCGACGTTGGCTCTACAGCAGCTATGGAGCGCAGTTGAGCATCCGCGATTCGGTGCAATGCCGGCGCCTGATCGAGTCGCCCTGGTATCAGGCGCGCTGGGGCGATCGATTTGCCCTCACCAGCGACCAGAACACCAAGGGCCGGTTCGACAACGACCGCTCTGGCTACCGGCTGTCCACGTCGGTGGGCGGCGCCGTCACCGGGGAGGGCGGCGACCGAATCGTGTGCGACGACCCGAACAATGTTAAACGAAGTCGAGTCGGACTCAGTCCGCAAAGCGACCAACGACTGGTTCGACGTGGTGATGTCCACACGCGTGAACGATCCGAAGCCTGGAAGGCCCTTGGCATTCTCGAACTCGCCCGCGCGGTCGGGCTGATCGTCCCC